CCGGATTGATTCACAAACAAAAATAAAGATTGACGATAAATCATTTTTCTGATATAATAGATACTTAACAACAAGGAATCAACATGAGTAAAATGAGCGAATTGGATCTGACTATTACTGAATACCTTGAAGAAGGTGATAATGTTTATCGTATTGCGTCAGTGCTGAATGTTCCACTGGAGCAGGTCAAAGAAATTGAAGCACGATTGTTCTCACTTGAAAATGTGCCATACGAAACTTATATTCATTACGGTTGACATTAAATCATTTCGGTGATATAATAGATACTTAAACAGCAACACATAGAAAGTTATAAATGGCAACAGTTCGCATTCTCTCTGGCATGTATCGTAATCAGGCAGTTATTGACAAAAGCTTTACACTTGTAAAGGGATTCCAGACTTCTAAAACTGGCAGTTATGTGACAGTTCAGAATGATGGACAGTTTGCGATTGATATTGCAGTTGTTAAAGTTAAAGTAGACAGCATTGAACAAATTGAATTTATTGATGGGGCTCCCGAGTTGACAACTAATATTAAAACAGTTACAGAGACTGATGTAGAAGCAATGGACCGTATTGCTAGTCGTTTTTCAGTTCTTGATGAAATGTCCAGCGCATGTATCGCAGGTAACATTCGTGCAATGATTGTGACAGGCCCACCTGGCGTAGGCAAATCACACGGCGTTACTTTACAAATGGAAAAAGCATCTATGTTTGACAAAATTTCTGGCAAGCGTCCTCGCTTTCAGATTGTCAAAGGTGCTATGTCAGGCATTGGTCTGTTCGCAACATTGTACAAATACTCCGATGCTAAAAATGTGTTAGTGTTTGATGACTGTGATGTTTGGGAAGATCAAGACGCATTGAATGTGTTGAAAGGTGCTCTTGATTCTGGTAAGACTCGTAGAATTTCTTGGAATAAAGATTCTCGTCTGTTGCGCGAAGAAGGTGTGCCAAATACTTTCAACTTCAATGGCTCTATCATCTTTATTACCAATCTCAACTTCAATGATCGTCGGTCCAAAAAGATTCAAGCTCACTTGGATGCGCTTCAATCTCGTTGTCACTATCTTGATCTGACTATCAATACTGAACGCGATAAAATTCTGCGTATCAAACAAGTACACCGCGATGCTGATGGTGGTCTGTTTGCTAGCTATGATTTTGATAACAACGAAGGTGATATGATCGTTGAATTCATGGAGCAGAATAAAGATAAATTGCGCGAAGTGTCGATGCGTATGGGTCTGAAGATTGCTGACTTAGTAAAAATTAGCCCACACAATTGGAAGGCACTTACTCAAGCAACTTGTATGAGAGCATAACAATTTCTGTCACACATTAAAGGGACTAAGGTCCCTTTCTTTTCCTTTATACTTGTATTATTTTTTAGAGTCTGTTATAATCATAGTATGGAATTACAAACATCAGAACATCTAATATATTTTATGAAGCATAATCTACGCCTGAGTAGATATGATCAGAGATTCTTAGAAAATTTAGAAATACTAATTCTTCATGAAAATAGGGTTACTACTAATCAAGTGACGCTATTACACAAAATAGTCAATACATATCATAGACAGTTTATTAAATATGACATGTTTATTGAAGCATTAGTAAAGCTTCCGTGGAACGTGCCTCTTGTAACTAGCTCTCCTGAATATGTTGACACCTACATAACGATTGAGGCTGCCGGTGATGTGATAACATGTAAAACTCCTTATCATAGAGCCTTTATACAAACTTTTAGTAAATCAACTGAGCATTCATTTAAATGGGACAATGATGCGAAAATTTACAGCACATCGTTCAGCACTGGTAATCTAAAATTCATTGTTGATACAACTAAAAAACACTTTAACAATATACACCTCTGCCCAATAACTACGCATCTTCTAGCTGAACTATGCGAATTTGAAGATGTTAAATACTGGACACCCACGCTGGTGTATTCAAATGGGCTATTGTTTATTGCGGCAATCAATGAAGCATTGTATAATGCGTTATCACATATTGAGTTAGCAGTTGATCCGATAACACTGTCTGAGCTAGTACGGTACGGTATCACCATAGATAAATCTGCGTTGGAAAGATGTACTGATGTCATAGCATCTTTCGCCTCACTCTATAGCCCAGTAGTTGAACTAAGTGAGGTACAAGACATTGTTCCATGGCTACAACAATTAAAATGTGATTGTGTTTATTTCTCCGGCGGCCCTATATTGACAACAGGTAAAGCAGCACTACGTAAGTTGCTACATAGCGTAGATATAGCGTGTCATGAAGTTGGTGACCCAAAGACTGCTGTTGGATCATACTTCTTTCCAGTTATACTGAGATTTAGGGCAGTGTCCGATTTGTCATATGAGCCATACAAAGTGGCTAAAGTAATTAAATTAGTGGACTCACGTCCTATAACAATAAGGTAATAATGAAGAAATGTATCATACATATATCTGATGAAGTCAATTGTAAGATTTCAGGATTAGAATTAAGTGAACGCAAGGCACTTATGAAATTATTTGAATATGAAATCCCCGGGGCACGATTCTTGCCTGCGGTCCGTCTAGGTAGATGGAACGGTAAGATGAGTTATTTTAGCCTTGGAGGAAGTACTTTCGTAAATCTCCTGGAAGAAATTATCCCTGTACTTGATCGTATTGGATATGACATTGAGTTGGATGATACCAGAGAGTATCGCACTAACTTTGAGTTCTCTCCTTGTACCGAAGACACATTCAAGCACAAGACTTGGCCCGTTGGCCATCCAGTTGCTGGTACACCTATCGTATTGCGTGATTATCAAATTGAACTGATCAATAACTTTTTAAGTAACCCAGCGTGTCTACAAGAGATTGCGACAGGCGCCGGTAAGACAATTATGACTGCGGCACTTAGTTACAATATTGAGCCATATGGACGTAGTATTATCATTGTCCCTAACACCAGCTTAGTAACACAGACTGAGAAAGATTATATCAACTTGGGCCTTGATGTAGGTGTTTACTATGGTGGACGCAAAGAGATTGGCAAGACTCACACGATTTGTACTTGGCAGAGTTTGAATGTGATGTTGAAGAATACTAAATCAGGTGAAGCAGAAGTTAGTATTCAAGACTTCTTGGAAGGTGTCGTATGTGTTATTGTCGATGAAGTTCACCAAGCAAAAGCTGACGCCCTGAAAACATTGCTGACTACGGTAATGGCTCAAGTTCCTATTCGTTGGGGATTGACAGGTACTATTCCTAAAGCAAAGATGGAAAGTCAAGCTCTATTTGTTAGTCTTGGTCCAGTTATCAACAAGCTATCAGCAAGCACTTTACAAGAACAAGGTGTACTGGCAAACTGTCATGTCAATGTTGTACAATTACAGGATAAAGTTGAGTTCCCTAATTATCAAACAGAGTTAAAGCATCTGCTGGAAGACTCTGTTCGTTTAGATACAGTAGCAGGTCTTATCAACAAGCTGAAGGAAAGTGGCAATACACTGGTTCTAGTTGATCGTGTGAATGCTGGAACTGAATTAGTCAATCGTATCCCTGATGCTGTGTTTATCAGCGGTGGTACCAAGGCACAAGTAAGACAAGAAGAATATGACAAAGTGTCCGTGGAGTCTGGATTAGTGCTTGTTGCGACATACGGTGTGGCAGCAGTTGGTATTAATATTCCTCGCATTTTCAACGTGGTTCTTATTGAGCCCGGTAAGTCATTCGTGCGTGTCATTCAAAGTATTGGTCGAGGCATTCGTAAAGCAGAGGATAAGGACCATGTTGAAATTTACGACATTACTTCAAGCTGTAAGTTTGCCAAGCGACATTTGACCAAGCGTAAAGAATTCTATAAAGAGGCCAATTACCCGTTCTCTATACAGAAACTAAATTACAAATAAAGCTTGACATTCCCACAGATATAGACTATAATACATTAACTGAAAGACATCCCGTGCGTATATTAACCCTTGACAACACCTTCTATGATTTAGAAACTCTGCCCGAAGAGATTGATGATTTGCGATTCGCAATCCTAGATAATAGCAATCCACTTAATGTAGACTATCATTACATTCCGCTGATCTTTCTTGAATCATTTAACTCGCCGGCACTTGTTTTGAAGATTGGTAAGCATACGATTAAAATGCCAGTTGATTGGCAGATTGTAATCGGTGAAAAAGAACACGGTGATCTGGAGACATTACCACTGACAAGTATTAATGATCGTGGATTCAATGCGTTTGAATTCAATCCACTATCATCATTCAGTCCATCATTTCTTCCCATTGAAATCGTTGATATCTACAATGATGTTACTTGGTTCGCCCCACGACTGAAGAACGGTCAATTTCTGTGTGTACCGATTGAAGATGGATTGAAACCCAAGTGTGTTTACTTTGTTAAAGAAGTAAGCCGTAATTGTGAAATTGTAGACTACTCCCAAGCTTTTTAATATGAACGAAACATTTTTATTCTTTTCTTATGGTATGCTGACTAACAATGATGTTATGCCTCAGGGTGCTGAAAGACTTGGCCCAGCTGCCTTGCCCGGATTCGAATGGGAAATGTTATGCTATGCCAATGTGTATGACAAGCCCGGTAACATGGTATTAGGTGTGCTTTGGGAAATTGATTACGACATCCTAGATGACCTAGATCAACGCGAAGGTTACCCCTCATTCTACGGACGAGTATATGCTGATATTATCCATGAAGGCATTCCTAAGCAAGCTTGGGTTTATGTCATGACAGAAGACTATCGCAAGATTCTGCGTGATACGCCACCGGCGGCTTCGTATGTCAGAACTGTTATCGAAGGATTCGCAACAGATGGCATTACCATGCCAAATTTAAATGTAGCTGAACTTGGCTACGAAGCATACTAGTATGGCAACTAAAGTAACTAAAGTAACAAAATCTAAAACTCCAGCTGATGAAAAATTCGGAAATCAAGATTTTGATTTATTCGAATCGCTGGCAGCAATGGATAAAAAAGACTATGGATATCTTGAACGCCTGACTGAAGAACAACAAAAAAAGTTTGTTCCATTTATGATGACTCATTGGATGAGCGCGGTATCAGGTAGCGGTGATGTAGCTGGATACTATGTTCGCAGTGTGGATCATTATGCGAATACTCATTTGTTCAATGAAGTAGTACAAAAACATCCTAAGCTTCAATGGTTGATGCTGTGCGCTTCAAGTCCTAACTTAGGTAAGCAATTTCACAAATGGATTCCCCACCTTAGTGGTAAAGTAAGTTTGTTAAAAGAGCCAGCAAAGACTAAAGATGTCAAAGAGTACTTTAATAAGATTTATCCCAAGACAAGCGAAGATGCCATCGATGGCGCAGCTAAAGCGTTTGTATCCGATCATAAACGCAAGTGTCATTTAGCTGAACTATTCCCTAATTTAAAGCAAGCTGATATCGAAACTCTTAATCAACTTATTACAGATGCCGACATTGCTCAATATGATAAAGACCGCGGAAACTAATCCAGTAAAATATGAATGTGAATTTTGTAAGAGAGAATTCGCAAAGGAAGCCACGGTATTCAAACATATATGCCAATACAAACATCGTTGGGTTGAACGCGACAAGAAGGGCAATCGTATTGGATTTCAAGCTTGGCTACAATTCTATACTCGCAACAGCACAAGTAAAAAGAATAGGACCGTTGAAGAATTTATCAAAAGTCCGTACTACAACGCATTTGTAAAATTTGGCAATTACTGTGCGGAAATTAATGCGATAAGCGTCAGTAGATTCATTGATTGGTTACTGAAAGAACAGATAAAAATTGACACCTGGTGTCAAGACAGTGTTTATACAAAGTTTCTGATTGCTTATACCAGAATCGAAGATCCAATGGACGCGATTGTTCGCAGCATTGAAACAACTATTAAATTAGCTGAAACAGAATCAATTCAATCACATGATTGTCTACGATATGGAAATGTAAATCGGATTTGTTATGCCATTACCGCAGGGAAGATAAGTCCATGGTTGTTGTATCAAAGCGACAGCGGAACAACATTTCTGTCTAATCTAACTTCTGATAATGTTTCAATGATTCTTGATTATATCAACCCAGAGCAATGGGCTATTAAGTTCAAAAGATACCCAGAAATTGCTGCTGAAGTCAAAGCATTGTTACGAGCAGGTGGCTATTGACATTTAATCCATAATCTGTTATAATACAGATATGAAGACATTATACGACATTGAAAGTACGGGCTTACATAGTTTTAAGCGAGGTGAACTAACATTGTTCACTGCTTCTAGGCAGTCTGGCAAAAGTATGCTTAATCAATTGTACGGAACAATTATGACAAGAGGAAACTTTGAGATAACAGATCAGGCCCCAGTAGATGGAGAGACTTGGTATACTGTTGCGTGTGTCAGTGTCGTATGCGAATGGATGCGTGAGCAACCCAAAGAATTGTGGCACGAACACATTGACCTTAGGTGGATTCATTATTCAAACAAGTTTGACATACATGAAAAACTCTATACCGTGTTAGCACTGCGATGGAGCTAGAACTAAGTGAAGGTGGAATACACGGTGCCAGGTATTATATAGTCAGACCCTGGCCATGGGACTCGCACATCACCTGGCTCACAATGGAAGCATGGTCTATTGGAACATTCGGACCAGACGGTGGTTCTATTTGGAATAATCTTACCTCACGCTGGTATATGAACAATAGCAAATTCTGGTTTCGCAATGAAGCGGATCGTACTTTTTTTATATTAAGATGGCAATGAGAATTCAAAAAGTGTCCAGCAGTGACAACATACATGCTCCCGGCGAATATATGTATAAAATTCATGACCACTGTAAAGATAGCGACACCCTCAGGAAGTGGAGAGACGAAATCAAGTTGGATTGTCTCATTTACTCCAATGTTGCTTATTTCAATACCGAAACAGATGCTATGTTTTTCATACTGAGATGGCAATGACTACCAATTACAGTTGGCAGTACAATGGTGCTGCACCGTTCATAGATATCATGCAATGGTGCTTAGATACTTTTGAAAATGCTAACTGGTCTGCTAACTGGGAAACTTTTAGTTTCAATAATGAAAAAGATTATGTTTGGTTTGTATTGAGGTGGCAATGAGAAAACTAATTCCAAATAATATAACTGTTACTGAACAGCTTCGTATTCGTGCTCAGTTTTTTACTATGATTGGAAAATGGCGTTATAGTCATCTGCCCGTTAACATTGAATTCTTACAGAATTTGGAAGAGGCCAGTGGTGTTCGGTGCCACTATGCTAGGTCTGGCCAGTTGGCAGGGTTCAAGTTAGTTGATGAAAAGACTTATACCTGGTTTGTATTGAAATGGTCATGAACGATACTACAAGTTGGATTACATTTGGCAAAGACCGTTTCTGGCAACATCCAGATATGGAACAATGGTGCCACGAACATGTAGGATACGGTGGGTGGACCTATCAGACTCCCGAAACTTGGGAAGGTATGGGTGGTAAAGTTTGGGTCATGCATAGTATGTTTGGCCGCACTACCTTTGCGTTTAAAGAAGAAAAAGACTTTATGTGGTTTAAATTGAGGTGGGTATGAGTTTTGTAACAATTTCGGATAATTTGAACGCTGATGATATAAGAGATTGGTTAGTCACTAATGTCGGCCAAGAGTGGTCCGGCAGGCGGCCCGGCATCAGCAAATGTGGCGCTGGATGGGTCATGGATGCAGTCAGGGATTACAAGGAAATTCCCGCGGTCTGGCAATGGGGCATAACTATTGATGACGAAGCATTAGCAGTATTTTTTAAATTGAGGTGGGAATGAATAATAAAACAATTGAAGATTTTGTAATCCGTTACGGTGCCAAAGTAAATTACGAACAAAGACACAACGCGAGACACAACGAGGGTTATACTATGGGTAGGGCAATGGATTACTATTCATTGGATTACTATGGCAATGGTAACGGCATAGTAGGCATTGAACTACCTTTAAGGGCATTTGAGCACTTAGTCAACTCGGACAATCAAGCTGATGTAGACTATCAAGCTGGTAAGGAAGAGGCTCGCATTCGTGCTCGGTATCCATCAGTAGCAGAAGCGTATGCT